AAAAAGCCCGGAGGCGGCAAGGGGCAAACCATTTTGCAGAACAGTTTCACAAACATGAACGGTCGATTGTTGATTTGACCAGACAGGTGAACCAAAAGGCACGTCAAAATCTTTGGCTTGAAGATCTTGAAGCAATGGGGGAACCGGAATCAATTCTTGGGAAAGTCACAAAGACGGTTGAAGACAGGTTGTCCGGGTCAGTACGGGTGGCGACTGAATTTCTGTCTTTCGTTGTCCATAAAGACATACTGCCTCAAAAAGTAGGGGTGAAATTTTTGAAAGGTAAAAAATCCCGTGCTTTTTATTCATCCCGTGACAGATCAATCAACATAAATGACAGAACATCAATTGGGGTGGTAATACATGAGTTTGTCCACGACATAGAATATGCACACCCGGAAATCTCAAAAAAGACAAAAGCATTCCTTGCAAAACGTGCCAAAGGTGAAAAACCAGTTAGCTTGAAGAAAAAGAAAGGCGGGGGCTACAAACGGGATGAAGAAGCTTTTGAAGATGAATGGGAGACAAAGGGGGGCAGTTTATACACTGGGAAACACAACCCGGACAGACCATCGACCGAAGTTTTGACAATGGGGGTCCAACGTCTCTATGAAAACCCTGTTCTATTTGCCAATCAAGACCCTGAATTTTTTGATTTCATTGTTGGTACAATCCAACAGGTTCAATAATCAATATTTTCTTCGTCGCCAACTTCCTCATCTGAGCTTTCCAACACCCGACCATTGAAAGCATTAACAAGTGCATCACCTTCGCTTTCAACAGTTGGGAAATATTCCCCCGCCATTGTCCGGGAGAAAAACAAATCAATGCCGTGTTGAGCTTGTGGCATTCCTTCAACAATGGTCCAGCCCTTGTCTTTATGTTCTGCAATAACTGGGAGACCGGGAAGGAGAGAAATTTCTATTTTCATCCACCTGACCTAATCTCAAAACCCAAAGATTGCAACTTAGAACAGAGGGACCAAGTCAACGCCCAATCTTGGGGAATGTAGATTGAGTAGGAACCATTGGACCCTGTGATTTGATACCCGTTATGTGCAAGACTCCTTCGGTCCTGCACAGTTGAGTTTTCAAGTCGGGCGAAGTTTCCTTCTCTTGGTAGGGTTGCAGTTTTCATAGTTTTACGCCCAATCTTCATCATCCACTGATTCAACCACCTTGGCTTTCCGTCTTTCCGGCAGGTCAATAGGCAGTCGAATTGGCATCAATATAGACTCCAAGAATAGCTGAGAAGGACCATCATTTTCGGTTTCTTGTGTCACCATGATGGGGGCATCCGGTTCGCCGATTTTGATATTCACATTCTGGCAATCCTCAAAAAAGATCTTCTCAACGAGATGATAATTGATGGAACTGTATTGGTGCATCACTTGGATCACAAAATGCTCTTGGGCGGTGGCGTCTTTGAACCTTTGATTTTCAAAGGTGTGCCAATGGTCGAATTTGAATTGATCAAAAAGCATTTCAACATTCGGAAACCTTTCCACTTCCTCTTCTGAGAAAGAGAAAGAAGTCTTTGTTTTCTTCTCCGGGCAGATGTGGTCTGGCAAGGTCTCTATCAACCTGTCCACTATCACGCCTCTTGCCCGGACAGCGATAGTGCCATTTGTGGCATAGAGGAACCGGTTTTCCCGGTCTACCTTTATGAGGTGCAGAGGAGGTCTGACACCCGGTTTGACGCAATAAGTCGCCAAATAGCAAAGTAACTTCTGCTCATTGCTTTTTTCAATTTGTCGGATGTTTTTCATGATGATAATGATACCCCAAGGGTTTTTTGTGCCTTCTTGACAATGGAGGAAACGGACGCCATCACAGCCTCTTTTCCGACTTGTTCTTTGGTGAGACCGACCTTTTCCAGAACCTCTTTGGGGGTCAATTTCTTTGGTTTTTCTTCAGTTAGTTTCATTTTCTTGTTTCATGCTTGGGTTCCTTGTTCTTGGTGTATTTGGGAGATGCTTTGGTTAATCGCATTCTGAAAATCAATGCCCCGGAAGATATTACCGGGGTTTCTCGGAACTTCTTCTTTGAAATATCTGTTGTTTGCTTCTGTCATCTTCGCAACAAGCCGTTTTTTGATTTCGTCGGCGTTGCTCCTGATAAAGTCAATTTTTTCCAACTCTTCAAAGAGTTGCTGGGTTTGGGTTCCGAGAATTTTTTCTTCGTTGGTTTTCATTTTTCTTGGTTGGTTTGGGTTGGTTATGGTTTTTAAGATGACCGAATATTTTGGCTATGTCAAGGATTCTTGCAAAAAAGATGAAAAAAAGTTTTTGTTGTCAATGAACCGGGGAAGGTTTCCCCACAAAATCAAAATATCATGCAATACAAAATCAACAGTGAAGACTTCGGCAGGTTGTCCGAAGACCTGCAAAAAGAATACACCCAAGACGGTGACAACTACATCTTGAACATCGAAGGCGACGACGCCCCGACCATGTCAAAGATTGCCGACCTTGAAAAGAAGCGGGGCATTGAAGCCGAGCACCGCAAGAACGCCGAAAAGCGGGAAAAAGAGGCGGCGGACCGTGCTGCCCAACTCCAAAAAGACCTTGAAGCGGCGAAGGGCGATGAGTCTAAAATTGAACAGGTCCGCAAAGACTACCAAGCCCAACTTGACAAATTGAAAGATGAACGGGCAAAAGAACAACAGGAGTTCAAAGACCGGGAAAAAAAGGAAGAAATCCGCAAAGTTGCCGAAAAGATTTCTCAGAAATTCACCGTGCCTGACATCATGGTTGACCAGATTGCCCAAGGTCTCAACGCCCGTGAAGTGGATGGAAAATTCGTTGTCCACCCTGTTGATGAGAATGGCAAAGAGTCCCTTGAGTCCGTTGCCGACTATGAAAAACGTGTCCTTGACAAACCCGAATGGAAAGCAATCATTAAGGTTGATTCTGGCTCAGGGGGCGGTGCTTCCGGGAATCGTGGGGGCGGTGCTTCCGGTACAAAATGGTCTGAAATGTCTGGCGAAGATCAAGTCAAACTCAGGAAGGCGAACCCGGAAAGAGCAAGTGTCTTGATGAAAGCTGAGGGGTTCGAACCATAAACTTCAATCTTTTACACTCATTAGGAGGAACTAAAAATGGCCGATGCCGTCACAAAAATCTCTGATCGTTATGATCCTTTAGTTTTCGCTCAACGTACCCAGATTGCACAGACCCGTGCAAACGCATTCATTGAATCTGGTGTCATGGTCAATGATCCGCTTTTGCGGGATCAATTCGGCCCTGGAGGGACAACTGCCGAAATCACCCACACCAACGCGCTGACAATCGAAGAACCGAACTATTCGACCGATGACAACACGTCGGACGCAGAAGTTGATAAGATTGGTTCCACGACTCAGAAGGTCCGTAGATCTGACCGGAACAAACATTATTCCGTCATGCATCTTGCCCAGATGATTGGTCTTGGTGATGCCGTTGAGGGGATCACCAATCAGCTTGGTTCCTATTGGGCGTCTGACAACCAGAAACGACTTGTCAACACTGCTATTGGAATCAAAGCCGACAACAAGGCGAATGACTCCAATGACATGACCCAAACTAATGCAAAGATCGACCACGCTGACGCTGTTGCCGATGCCGAACGGATCAGTTCAACAGTCACTGCCCAAGCAAAGAACACTCTTGGTGATATGCAAGGGATGTTGACGGCAATGGCGGTCCACTCAACTGTTTTCACCCGACTTCGTATCCTGAAAGCGGCAAAAGACATTCACGACCCTGAAACCGGGCGTCTTCTGTTTACAGAATTTGATGGCCTGCGCTTGATTGTGGATGATGACCTGATCACCGCTGGGGCCAATCGCTCGATCTATACATGTATCCTGTTTGGGCGTGGTGCTGTTGGCTATACTGATCTTCCGGTCTTGAAGCCATCTTCCATGTACGACAAAGAAGAGTCTGGTGATGGTGGCGGCGAGAGACGACTTGCAACCCGTGTTGCCAATGCAATTCACCCATATGGGTTCAGCTATGTTGGGACACCAGCAAATGGACGTTCCGCAACCTATGCCGAACTTGCAACCGCAACCCATTGGAATCGTATCATCCCACGCAAGAACATTGCTTTGGCATTTCTTGAGGTGAATGACTAAGTTTTCTCAATTCCCATAGTAGAAGCCCAACCTTGACATTCCAGGGTTGGGCTTTTTTATTTCCTCCATTATGAATATCCGACAACCCAATTCTGAAGAACACCGCAAAATCATCTGTCTGCAACAGAACGGGGCAACCCGCAAAGAAGCATTCAAGAAAATCATGGGTTTTGATGCTGCCGACCTCGGCAAAAAAGAAGCGGAAGCGTTAGCAACCGATGCCGAAATTCAAGCCGCTGCCGCCGAAAAGGAAGCAAACGCAAAAAAGGCGGAAGCGGATGAAAAACGCAAAGCCGCTGAAGGTTTGAAGAAAGCCCCGGCGAAGAAAGCCCCGGCAAAGAAGGCGTCGAAGACTGAAGAGAATTGGGACTAACTGACCAATGCCAACACTTGTCCAACAGACGACAAGCGGCGAAGCAAACGCAAATACATTTGCGGATGTTGCCGACCTTGTGACCTACGCCGACGACCGGGGTCTGACAATCCCGGATGACACGGACGACCGGGAACGCCTGTTGATCAAGGCAAACGACTATTTAGAGACCTTGGAAAAAGATTTTCAGGGTTTTCGATCATTTGAAGACCAACCCGTCACTTTCCCCCGTGACAACATTTCCCTGCATGGTGACATCATTTCAGGGGAGATCCCGACCATTCTGTTGAATGCCCAATGTCAACTTGCTGTTGATATTCATGGAGGTCTCGACCTTCTGGCATCTTCAGAAGGGCGGGAAGTTGCGGAAGAAAAGGTTGGTTCTCTTATGGTGAAGTACAACACAACCGGGGACACTTCACCTCAACCCAAACCCGTCAAGGCGTTGGCTATTCTGGAACCCCTTTTCAAGAATGTATCTGCCGCCCGGATCATCCGGTGATATGGCATTCAACTATACAGGAACTCAAAAAACCGCCCGGCGACTTCTCAACAAGTTCGGGACGTCCGTGACTTTCAACCGTGTTGGCGGTGGGACATTCGACCCGGTAGCGGGTGAAGAGACAGGGGCATCGACATCCACCGAAACGGTTAAAATTGTTGCATTGCCAATTTCTTCCGGGCGGAACGCATTTGACAACAAGACCTTTGAAGATCTTTCAACGGTTGAGTCCCGGTTCTTGTATGCTGAAGTGAACACCAACAGTTTTGAACCGAAGAATGGTGATCTTGTCCTGTTTGAGTCGAAGGTCTGGGAAGTTTCCGGCGTCACCCCTTTGAACCCGACCGGGGCGAAAGCTGTTGTCTTTATGGTCGGGGTAAAACTTTCCGGGCGTTCCGCCATTCCGTAAAATGTCATTTGGGGCCGGTGTCGCCCGGTGGACGGCAGAATCCACCGACGAAATCAAAGAGTTCCATGCGGAAATCATCTTCCGCCTTTACAAATCGGTGATCAAAGACACCCCCGTTTTAGAAGGTCGACTACGGGGCAACTGGTTCCCATCGAAAGGCAACCCGTCCGACAAGAAGGATGAGGATGCAACCCAGAATGCAAGCTTGCCACGGGTTGAAGAGTTTATCTTGGATTTCGACGGGTCCGAAGATTTTGAAGTCTTCCTGACAAATAACTTGCCGTATGCTGCCCGGATTGAATACGATGGCCACTCTTCAATCAAAGCCCCCGAAGGCATGGTCAGGAAAAATCTTTTAAGAATCGCCCAACTGATAAGAAACAAACGATGACCCCGAACGATTCAAAGATCCGGTCTGCATTGATCACCGCTGCCAACGATTTCTTGACGGGGAACGCATCCATCGACACTGAAGCGGGAACCGTGACCGGATTGCCAACCCTTCCGGCCGGAAGCATCGAATGGGAGAACAGAGGCAACAACGTCGGCAATGTGAACACTTGGGCGAAAGTTTCAATCCTTCCCTCTGGTTCAACAGGTGGGACGGTTGGGCATGGAGGTTTTGATGAAGAAACCGGAATCCTACAAATCGACATCAACGTTGCAAAAAACAAGGGAGAGATTGAATTGATCCCTTGGGACACAAAACGCCGGGTCTTCTTTCATGGGGGTCGAACCTTTATTTATGAAGGGCATTCTGTCCTTGTCAAAACAAGTGAAATTTCTCAGGGTCGGATCTTGGAAGGGTTTTTCAGGAAATCCATATCAATCAATTTCATTTCGTATTTGAAACGCCACACCGTAACATAAAGGGATCACAATGTCTGAAGCATCGAACCATAAACTGTCCTATGTCGTTGAGTCGACGAGAGGGACAACCCCCACCAATCCACGATTCCAACGTCTTCCCGACACACGGACGACCTTAGCATTGACCAAAGACAACCTTGAATCTGAACGGGTGACGGGTGACAGGTTCCCGGCAGAACCCCGGACAGGGGCAAAGGGTGTGTCTGGTGACATTTCCGCTGATCTTTCTGCTGTTGCTTATGATGACTTCATCGAATCCGCCTTGCAAGGGGCTTTTGTCGATGATGCCGGGGCGGGTTCTGATACTTGCTTGGTCGATGTGGAAGGAACGGATTTTGCCGGGTCTGCCGTTGGGGACACCTTCACAACGGTTGCCGACACCGGGACCGTCACCCTTGAATACCTAGATTCCCGTGGTCAGTATGCCCGGTTCCGCTACGATCCACCTGCCGATGCTGCCGCCACGACCTATGAACTTTTCAACACGACTGACACGGTCGAGATCGACGGGGACACTTTCCAAAT